ATTTTTTCACCAATTGCATAAATCATCACCGCGATAAACAACAGTATAATAATTATTGCAACTAATCCTGTAAGTATGAGAATTTTCATTTCTTTTTCTTCTTGCGTTTCGTAAATAGTTTCATCCAGTCTAGTCTTGGGCCGTAGTATATCGCCTTGTACTTATTGCCAAGGTAGTCGTAGTCCCAATACCACTGCCAAACGTACTTAGCCAATGCCCGCCATCTCCGCACTCATTGCTTCGGCTCTGTTAGGTGTTTGTTTTGCCCACCGTGAGTCTAGCATTTCCATCGCCGCCGTCGCATATTCCGGGGGATCTTGTTCTAAGGCTTTCCACATGTTCTTAAATTTACTCACCCCTGTTTCTCCTAGCTGAAATACCATCTCTACGATGATTTCTTTTGCTAGGTCATCTATATCGGGACAGTTGCTACAAAGCCTCTCAGCGCCATTTATGGCGTTTTGTAGATCAGCTTCAAGGATATCCATAAGGAATTTCTCTTCATACTCCTTATCATCCTCCCAAAACTCTTCAACACACAGGTGTCCCACGCCCACCGTTCTTTTTCCTAGCGTGTCCTTATACACTTTGTTTCTGTAACCTTCGTGTTTTTTCACGGAAGCTAGTAATCTATCCATGTTCATTTTGTTTCTCCTTATAATCTCCTTTGAGATACGTTATTGTTTGCACCCACCCGGACGGTATGGTGATGTGACGTCCGCCTTCTTTGTCGCCGTCAAATTCTGAATAGTCTGCCATGATAATTATTTTTGTCTCGTCTTTGTACATGAGCCACCCGGTTGAGTGGCACACAGCTAATCGTTCTTTTTGTATATCTTCAATAGAATGCCACCCGGTTTGTCCGTCTTTGGCATCGAGCCACGTAACAAGGACCACGGGTTTATTCATTGTGCTTCAATCCACTTTCGTGCTTGTTCAAAAGGCTTTGCTAGTTTCTTTTGTTTTTTGTAGTGTTCATTCCACATACACTTAGCGCAAGAGTAAAACATATTATGTTCGATGATCACGGCTTTCTCCTTTTTACAGGTGTCACACAGTTTTTCTTTTTTCATATGTGATACACCACCTCATCGTCTCCAAGCTCTCTCATCTTCACTTTATAGGCCTTTAAAAAGTCTTTTAAGGGCATATCAGAGTTCTCTAAGTGTGCTAGGTGTAGGTTCTTATCGTAGCTATAGATAACAAATGCTTTCTCATAGCAATTATCTAAAAAACTATCTTGTCTATTCTCTTGTTCGTCTATGACCCAATCTTTAAATGCACTCATTCTTTCTCCTAGTTGTTCTGTTCAAACACAGCGTTAGCGCCGATGTTGTGAAAAATTTCTTGCTTGAACTCTTCTAGTTCTGCACGTATGTGGTTGTTATCCGTCTCTAGTATCTCTACTAGTCTATTCGCTACGTAGAATATATCTACTCTATTATCTGGTAAGTTATCTTTCATGTTAGTCCTTTCTAGGTTTCTAAATACAGAGGTGTATATTCCCCCATATACGAACCGGCAATGTTAAAGTCGAAATACTCGACTGCTTCCTCATAAGACATCTCACTACGTCCCATAAGTAATTCTAAAATTAGTTCCGTGTCGTAAACGACGCGTGTTCTTTCTCCGTCCCATACTACTCCCGCTATTGCTTCGTCGAAACCCTCGGCAAATAAGATGTTCGGCTCGTCGTCGCCATAGAGATCGGTTATGTCTGCTCGATTCATAATCCTTTGATATCATGTTTTTGGACCTCGGACAATGGACAAAGTGACGCATATAATAGTTGACATTTTTATTGTACATGGTAAAAACAATTGTTTATTATTCTTTTCGTGGGGCTCTTTCATAGGGCCCTTTTTTATTCCTTATCCTTGTATTTCTCTAGTATTTGCTCACCTGTTGAGTCATCAATATAGTAGGTGTACCCGTTGAGATTGATATACAAAGCGTTATCATCGACCACGTCAATGCGCATATTACCAATTCCTATTTCTGTTCTTTCCATTATTCATACCTCCCGTAGCGTTTTATGAGTATATTTCTTAACCGTTCCCAAATCATGCGGTCTAGAACTTGTTGCCCGGAACTTGGTTCGCGACGGGCTAGTTTATCGTACTTTAGTTTGAGTTTAATTAACCGCGCTTCAAGGGTCATTATAGTTCCTCCTCTTCTAAGAGACTTGCTCTTTCATAATCTGATATGTCACAAAAGATATCTGATCTAGAACATTCTTTCCCATTTGGATAAACTCCTTTTTCTAGTATCTTTCTTGCTTCTTCTTCTGTTTCGGCAAATACTTCGTATTCCAAGGAACACGGAACTGCAAATGTATATTGTTTCATAGTAGTCCTTTCTTTCTTAGTGAGTAGGGGGATTCTTTGACTACCCCCAACCGTTTCGCGACAAGTCAAACTGTCCTAGCTTAACTACTACTTTGGAACCGTAATCTACAGCCTCAGTCATTTGACCATACTCCGTGGACCACGTGCCTTACTACCTTGTTACAGTTGTTCAGCCATACTCCGAGAATGTTGCACCATCCTCATTTAATTATAACTCTATACTAATTAATGGGATAATAAAGCATTAAATGATATAAAATGTCGAAAGTTGTGGATAACTTTCACTCTGTATAGTAATTTTATTTTAAAATAAAAAAAAATAATTTTTATTTTTACAAATATGACGTAACCACGTAACCATAGCAATAATTCATTGAAATATAACAATAATATCGTTACTTTGACCACGTAACCTATACGTAACCAAACGTAACTCTCACTATATGCCTTTTTTGAATGCAATTTAATATATTATATTATAAATAGTAATGAAATAATACTATACAGGAATGATAAAGTGTATTAAAATGAAAAAATGCCTAAGACTAGAAATGGTGAGCTAACACCTAAACAAAGAGCCTTTGTAGAAATATTTGTTAAAGAAAACGGAAGACTTACACAGACAGAATGTGCAAGACAGGCGGGTTATTCAGAGAAATCTGCTGTCACACAGGCTTGTAATCTTAGAAATCCCAAGTATTTCCCTAAAGTTGTAGAAGCTATAGAAAATCTACAGCGTGAATATGCAGAAGCTAGTAAGTTAGATTTTGTAAAACACTCTAGAGAATTGTCACGGTTGCGTGATATTGCTGTAACTAACGGACAAATGGGGCCTGCGATAAATGCTGAATATCGTCGCGGTCAACTTGCGGGTTTTTATATTGACCGTAAAGAGGTTGTGACAGCCTCACTTGATAACATGACTAGACCCGAACTTGAAGCTAAACTCAAAGAGATTAGAGATCATAATGTTGTCAACGGTGAAGCTATCGGTGTTGAAATTAAAGAGGTAGAAGAGATAGAAGAAAATTAATAACTGTAATTAAAGTATAAACTACAAATTCAACAGCACCTCTAATTGGAAAAAAAAATACTAACCATACTAAAACTAAAATTGCTATTATTACAGCCATACTACCAACTTATACTGTTAGGTGTTTGATAATATCTTGTAGCCCTTGACCTACAATCATCACTACAATATCTTTCAAACTTACCCATAGCTTTTTCTTTACTACAGGCAAAACATTTTCTCTTAACTAAATTTTCTTCTGATTTTGGTTTTTTTGTATTGTAATATTCTGGTAATTCAAAGTTATCTTTATTCTCCACGAAACCCCCGTAATAATAATTCTTTTAATTTTCTTTCCCACATAGCTTTATAAACTTCATCGTTTGTAATGCTGTTATACATAGTCCATAATCTCTCAACTCTCCACCAATATAATTCTTCTAGTGTCATTCTACCTCCTGTACTTCTATGATATCATTTGTTCCATGATTACCTATTTCCCAATTATCATAACCTTTTTCTGATATGTCTTCATAGGCTTTGACTTCTGCTTGTCCTTCATCTTCTGCTTCAATTATTTTTTCCCATGTGCATTCTTCCCACACAATAACTCTAAACTTTTTCATAGGTTTCCTTTCTTTTAATTTTAATAATCTTTTATATTCTTTTTGATCTTCTTTAGACCACCAATCAGCTATTTCAGTAGATGTAGCCTTATGACCTTTATAGTATCTACTTTCAATATCTTCTAATTTTTTATCTATATCTTCGTTTGTCATTTTCTTCCTTTCTAAAAATTAACTTTGTAAAGAATGGTTTCTCCATTGTCAATTTTCTTTTTTAATTGCATAGCATATTCATAATAATAATCTGCTTCTTGTTGCTTATCAAAAAATTCTAGTTCAGTTGCTTTATCGTAAGCGTGACGATATTCTTTGTATAAGTCTAATTCTTCTACTCTATTCATTTGTTGCTTTATCGTAAGCGTGTTTATATTCATAGTTTTCCTTTCTTTTTTATTTTTTATCATTTTGTTATTGACATGTCAATTTATATTATTTAATGGGATAAATAACAGAAAGAATAAAAATGATAGTAAGAAAATTATTAAAGATACAAGCAGATATCGAAGAGAGAAAAATCCCTTGTGATATGCACGACGACGAACTTAATCAACACTATTCAGAATCTAAAGGTGAGTTTAAAAATATTTTGGATATGGATTTGATACATTTAATTAGATCATATAACAAAACATTATCACCAAAAGAATTATATCCGAATGAAGATGTTTATGATTGTATAAATGATATAGAGAAAAAAGTTTCAGAATTGAGAAAGTTATTATGAGTGATACAGAATTAGCAAGATCAATAAGAAAAGCATTACATGATAATGATTATATAAATTATAACCATGAAAATAATAAATATATAGAGTGGTTAATTTTAGATATTTTATCAGAATATAAATTATTAAAAAAGACAATAGCATGACCGTGATAAAATTCTGTATAATAGTTTTACTAATTAATATTTGTTTTTTATTTACTCCCATGTTAATAGGATATTTATGATTAATAATTATCCATTTGGCAAAAATACTAAAAGCCCCGATTACTATTATACGCAAAATGTTTATAGTGATCGTGGCAAAGGTATTACAGGCAAAATGAAAAAGAGAAAGAATAAAAATGTTAGAATTCGTAAAATCAAAAAAACTACTTAATATTGATAACAACGCAAAAACTGTAAAAGGGCAAAAATACGGTTTTATGACCGCGATATTATATCTTGCCCCTTCAACACAATCTGGTTTTAATGTTTGCCCTTTAGCTAGTGACGGTTGCAAAAATGCTTGTTTATATTCCGCTGGTCATGGTGCATTTGATAATGTTAAACAAGGTCGTATAAATAAAACGAGGTGGTATATACAAGAGAGAGAAAGTTTTTTAAATCAATTAAGAAAAGAAATAGACGCATTTATTGTAAAAGCTAAAGCAAAAAAACTAACTCCTTGTATTAGATTAAATGGCACTTCGGATATATCATGGGAAAATACAGGCTTAATTGAGGAATATAAAAGTATTCAATGGTATGACTACACTAAAATTTATAAGAGAGCATTAAAATTTGTTAATGGTCAACTTCCTAAAAATTATCATCTTACATATTCATTAAATGAAGATAATAAAAAACAGGCTTTTGATATTTTAAAAAAAGGTGGCAATATTTCCGCCGTATTTAGAAAAGATTTACCTAGAAAATTTAACGGTTACAAAGTTATCAATGCTGATGATAGTGATCTAAGATTTTTAGACGGTCACAATATTATAGCGGGGTTAGTAGCCAAGGGAAAAGCCAAAAAAGATTATTCGGGGTTTGTGCTTGATGTCTGAACTAGTTATACAAACGGCTATAAATAACGGGGACTTACCAAAAAAAGGTTTTACGGTTGAAAGCTAAAAATAATTATTTCCTTTAATATCAATCGTAAAAATAGCCCCGAATTCGTCGGGGCTATATTAATTTAACGCTTGCATTATCCTATAAAGTCCTATAAAGATATTTTCATGGTCACAGAAAGAAGTAATTTTATGAAAGAAGTAAAAAATTATGAGTGGTCAAGTCTATTGGACTTAACAGGAAAAGGACTTAACCAATTTAATGCTGTTGATCAAAATTTAAATTGTTCTCAACTTATGAACAATGCCAATCTAAATTGGGATGTTGAAATGAAACCCGTATTATTTGCTAAAGGTGGAAATACTATTGCTAATGAATTAGTTAAAAGTGATAAGTTTTTTTCTTTAGTAAAAGATGACAAAGAGGTTTTAGTGTCTGGCTTAACAGATAGCTATCACCCTATGCAAAATGACCAAATCGCAAGAATTGGTGATCATGTCGCTAGAAATACAGGTATCAAATTTGAACATGCTTTTAGCTATGATAGAGACAAATATGTCACTTTCTTAGCAAAAACAAACGGTCAGTTTAATATTGGAGATGATGTTGTAAAGTCTTATATAATGTTTAATAACTTTCATACAGGACGCGACAAATCATCAATTTTGACAACAAATATTTCTGTGTGGTGTTCGAATACTTTTATGAATGCTTTAAAAGATAACAGCCAATTTAAAATAGGAATTAGCCATAGAATAGAATTTTCAACTGAATTTGAAAACTTGGTAAAATCTAAAATTGATACGGCGTTAAAAAGCAATCAAGAATATTCAGAGCAAGCAAAAACCCTTGACAATAAACAGATAAAAGAAAGCGATTTATTGAAATATTTTATCCTTGTTTATAATCCTAAACTATTAAATGACTTTCAAAAATCATCAATGGAATATAACTCATTGAATGATTTAGAAGGCTCAAATATTACTAATATTAAAAGATGTTATGGGGTTTTTCACGATACTATTGAAACAAATGGTAAAACTTATAAGTTACAAAATACAGGTAATCACGCAAGAAAAGATACATATTGGAAAGCTTTTAATTGCGTTACTTATAATGAAGATCATTTAAGGGGCGGTGTTGATCAAATATCAAGCCGTTTAAAAAATAACTTTTTCACTAATGGAAAAGGTAATATTAAAACTAGTGCTATGAATACAGCCTTAGAATTAGCCGTATAAAATAAGTTTATCACGGTTTAATTAATAACCCTTGTTATAATGTGACCTTATAACAGGGGTTTTTTTACGCTTTGTTTTTATCCTAGATTATGCTATAAACATATTAAGAAAGGATAAAAAGCATATGGCACTATCAAAAAAACATTATGAGCAATTAGCCAAAATTCTTGGCGTTAATAATGCTAGTAATGAGTTAATAAATGATATTTCAACTTTTTGTAAAATTGATAATAGATCATTCAAACCAAATACTTTTATTGATCGTATCAAAGAAGTTAAAAGCGTTGAAATTAATGCACTTAAAAACTTATCAAATGAGGATATTACGGCTTTGTCAACTGGTTATGATATTGACGGCGTCGCGGTTAATATTACCCGTGACCCCGAATTTTTTTTAAATAAGTAATTAATCTTTTTACAATCTACATAAGCCCGCTATAATTAGCGGGTTTTTTTATGTCCACAAAACCAGAAACTTTATTTTATAAACAGATATTTAGAGAACTAAAACAAGTCTTTTGGACTAGAATTGAGAACAGACACGGCGGAGGAATTCCCGATTTATACGGCGTTTATCAAGGTTTTAGCTTTTGGTTAGAGTGTAAAACAATAATAAAACAAAATAGAATTAATATTAGCCCTCTTCAAATATCTTGGAATTATAAGAACTTTCAAGAAAATCCTAATAACTTTTATATTGTCCAAGCCCCAAGGCTCAAGGTCATCAAACTGTATGACGGCAACAAAGGGAGAGAACTCCTCGAAAATGGTTTTGATTATCCGTGTTCCTTGGAATTTGAACCGTCGCAATATTCTTTATTATTAGATTTCTTGACCGCGAAGAAATAACCACGGTTCACGATCACAAAACATTTAAAATGTCAATGCGTCAAATTGTCGCACCCCTTCGGGGGGCTATGGGTAGTGGTTCTGTGACCGTGAAACATACTACATCTAGTATGTGACAATATGTCGCACCCCCTTCGGGGGTTCTATATCTTGTGTCAATGTGACATAACGTCGCAGCCCCCTTCGGGGGCATACTATATCTTGTGCCACGCTCCGCGTTCCACGTACCACATATTGTG